ATCAGTTGTTTGAATTATTAACGTACGGTCTCAGTGGTTTTTATGGTGAGTGGTAATTATCTATTAGAAAGGAGAATGTTATGGAAAGTCAAAGAGACGGAGATTTAGAGTTAGGAATCTTGTTTGAAGACGTAATATCAATGAATAATATATATGGTCGATTATTCGACGTATATATGCCAAGGAGTACGATTAGTAATCTCCAAGAATTGGAAGATTATATTGGCGAATGTTACAATAATTATAATGCTAATGTGGAGGTAAAGAAAAATGACTGAAGAAAGAGCGGAATCAACAGAAAAGGTTTCAGGGGTCGTTAGAGGTAGTAGAGAAGACATATTGGAACAGATATATTTATACTTAGAAACGCAGTACGAATATACTGGAAAAGAACAGCAATTGAACTGTTTGCAAGAGACTATGATTCAGCTTACGAAGATTGCTAAAGATGATAAACAGCTATATAATGATTGGTTTATTTGGAGGTGGTATCATGGGAAATAACGGCGACGGCTCTTTTGAGTCGCGTGTTGACGCAGCTGCTCGGGACGGAGAACTTGGGTTCTGGGGAGAGGTTAGAGAGCATTTTCCTGAGATCTTACGCGGTGACGTAGATCCTTGGGACGCAATCAAGTTTGAGGAAGTACTTAAGGATGCCATAAAGGCATGGTATAACACTAACAAAGATTAGAAAGGAAAAATTATGAGTGATTACATACTTGAAGACGATGTGCCAGTACCGCCACGTAAAGCAAGTTCTATGTGGGATGCGTGCCCACTTCTCACAATGAAAGTTGGTCAATCGTTCCTCGTGACTACTCCTATGGGTAGAGCACTTAGCCGAATGTCTGCTTTACAAACATGGATCCGTAAACACAAGAATCCTGCGTATCAGGCACGGTTCTTTCAGCTTCGCACCATCAATACTGGAGAATTCAGAGTATGGCGAGTAGAATAGCGTCATTTCCAGTAGAATATTATCTTAGAAAGGAGAACATCATGGCTAAATGGATTACAATCAAGTACGCAGGCAGTAAGTGCACAGCATGTGGATTACCGTTTGTTATTGGTGAGAAAGCCAACTGGTATAAATCAGGAATAGCTTTCCATAAGTCTAAGTGGAAAGAAGTAGAAGGCAAGTTTATATCTACTGGGTGTATCACTCAAGAACAATCTAACGAAGAAATAGCTGAGCCGCCTTTTTAAAAGGATTTCAAAGAGTAATCTTTTTCGTTTACTTTTGGAATATCGTGAATTATAATGAATTTAATTAAAACGTTCATCAAGGAGAAAGAAATGAACAAGCCAAAGAAAGAAGAAACTAAAGTGACTAACGAAGCTACTACAGTAAAGAAAAGTAAAAACCATCCAAACGGATACGACTTTAGTAAAGTTGGAGCACTTGAAACTCTTCGAGTGAGTCGTAATGGTAAAGACAAGAAACCAGCAGCACAACTTCTGGAGCTCATAAAGTTTGTGAAAACCAACAACATTGGTTCGATTTCACGCAAAGACTTCTATGACAAGGTTAATGTTATTAACCAGCAGAAAGAAAACTCCAAAGAGCAGCTCAAGATGAGAGAAATGTACCCGCAGCTTGAGAAATCAGTGCAGACTATTCAAGCCGTGAACAATTTCTACTGGGTTAGAGGTGACATTAAACAGCTTGGAGTTGTAGCAATTAATGCGTAAAGATTTCAGTGACATTGAAATCGGTTTCATGATCCTGGCAATAGCAGTTGGAACTAGTTTCATTCTGTTAATGACAGCAATATTATTGAATTAATCTTGGAAGAGTCGGGTAACTTTATTTTAATAACCTACTTGAATGTTTATTTCCAGTGGAATGTTTAAATACTATCGGACAATAGTTGTTACTCGGCTCTTCTGAATCACCAAGAAAGGATAACCATGACTGCAAACGTAGAGAGTATGGCGTACGCTGGAGAAAAGCCTTGGCATGGTATAGGTACTCAAGTTTCTGAAGAACTGATGCCTCTCGAAATGCTTAAATCAGCAAAATTAGATTGGAAAGTGTTGAAGAAAAACGTATATTTCGAGCACGATGGACGATATGTCCAAGCCGATACACGGAACCATGTTTTAGTTCGTAGTGACAACTGCAGAGTTCTTGGACCAGCTGGCCCTGAGTATGTTCCTTTTCAAAATGAAGAAGTTATTGATTTCTATACGAAATTCTGCGAAGCGGGTCACATGACCATGGAGACTATGGGGTCTTTAAATGAAGGACGCCATGTATTTGCTTTAGCTAAATTAAAAGACTATTTTGTCATTAAAGGTGATGACAGAACAGATGCCTATCTTCTCATCTCTCATCCACACGAGTGGGGAAAAGCTGATAAGTTTCTTTTCACTCCTATCCGAGTAGTTTGTCAAAACACACTTACATTAGCTCTTGGGAAACAAGGTCATTCTTATAGAGTTCCGCATATCCAACCTTTCACAGATGATATCAAACTGAAAGTTGAAGAAGCTCTAGGTATCTGTTCAGAACAACTTAAAGAATTAAAAGTTCGCGCTGAGCGTCTAGTCAGTGTACAATATAGCGAGAAAACATTGCAGAAATATGTTGCTCATCTATACCAACCTGACTTGATTGAGAAGAAAGAAAAGAATCTTCTTGGTAATTTCAGACCAACTGCTGAAGATGTTTACACAGCAATTCAACGCCAGCCGCGTATTAAAGCTTCTCATGGAACATGGTGGGAAGCCTTCAATGGGGTTACATGGTACATTGATCACGAATCTGGTCGCGAGAAAGAAAAGAGGCTAGAGAGTGCGTGGTTCGGAACCAAAGCAGCAACGAAGCGAGAAGCATTGGATCTCGCATTGGAAATGTCTAAGTAGCATTGTCATAGTGCTACTCCTTGGGTCGAATTGTCAAGAACAACAAGAGGTGCGTGTAATGCCAAATTCGGATCAAGCTCTCAAGCCCTCCGAGAGAATATGGTCTGATGAGTCGCCGGCATTCTCTCGTTGTTCTTGCGATTCGGCTACTTACTGTTTAACCGACGAAGACGTTATGATCGTCCACATGATTTATGCGCAAAACAATCAAAAGACAAATCGCAGAATTACAGATTGAAGAACCGATAGAGGTTTTTTGGAATGATGCCGGGGATCTTGATGGCGTCGGAGACGAAACTACCGCTTGGAGGCAATACGATGAAGCCTTAAATGCGTTAAAAGAAATCCCGGTTAAAACACTTGGTTACTTTTTTAAAGCGACAAAATATTCATTATTCATGGTACATAACATAGAATATCAAGAAAGTAAAGAAAAATATATTGCAAACAGATGTGTGATTCCAATAGGATGCATCACTGAAATAAAGAGGTACTAATGGACGCTGACCGAGAAGAAGCACTACGGAAGTATACAAAAGTATGGAATGATCGCAGTTACGAAGAATATTCTTTTTGTTATCGTGGGAATTCCGTAAATGTTATATCCCAGTTAAACATGAAAGAAAAAGATCATATTACAGATTGGGGCTGTGGCTCAGGTTTAACAGCAAAAGAATTCTGTAAGAAAGGGTTTTTTGTACACGGTATAGATATTGCTCCTAATAGTTTATCAGAGGAATTAGATGACCAACCACGATTCTATTTTTCTCAAGAATGTTTATGGGACTTATCAAATAAAGTAACGGATACTGATTGGTTAATTTGTAATTATACGTTAGAACATTTACCTGAAAAGAAATTACACGCAGTTTTATATCAGATGCATAAAAAAACAAAGAAAGGAGGCTTCTTTACAATATCTTTAATAGAAGATGAATGGGGTCCAAAGAAAATGAACGAAGGTCTTCATTTAACTGTAAGAGCATCACGATGGTGGTACGATCAATTATCTCGTTATTGGTCAGTTACTTATCAAACAGACGTTACTAATGAAATTATAATGGCATACGTAACACCTAAAAAGGAGAATAATTATGCCGGATCCTGGCCGGAGTATTGATAAGACTCATTTATCAATAGATCAAGCAGAAGAACGGGGCTTCATACATCGAGATTATTTAGCGCATTGTTTTCGATGGAGTCACGTGGTTAAGCATTTAGGAAAGAAGAAATTATATAAAAAAGCAAAGATAATAGATATAGGTTGCGGTAAAGAAATACCACTTATTAAAACATTATATACGATGAGAATGACTCCAAAAGTATATATTGGAGTTGATGCTAATAAAACAGTTTGTAAAACAAATATTCACGATAAAATTTACGATAAAATGGGCGGCGGTAATTTCGAGCTGTTTTGGAATTTTGACGCATCTAATCCCACTGCTTTTCAACATTTAGATCTCACCCCAAATGTAATTACTTGCTTCGAGGTATTAGAACATAACACCATTCCTAAAGTAATAAAAATTCTAGCAAATATTCATAAAATAGCAAATAAAGATACTACTATTTTCATAAGTACTCCTATCTTTAATGGTAAAGCAGCAGCTAATCATATCAATGAAATGACTTATGAACAGATGCATGCTTTATTAAAAACCGGTGAATTTGATATCATGCACACTTATGGAACTTTTGCTAGTCAAAAAGAAATAGAACCAGTTTTGTATGAATCAGGAGACAACGATTTAACAATAGCTTACGAATATCTTAAAAACTATTATGACAGTAATGTTCTCGCTTGTTTTCTTGCACCATTATTTCCTAGATATTCACGAAACGTTTTATGGGAGGTTAAAATATGTGGAAACCAGATTTAATTGACGATATTGAAGAATTTCATGAAAAATACGATTTAGAATATAACGGTGTTTCAAGGCACTTATCACCTGAAGAAAAAGAATTTAGAATTCGATGTTTAAACGAAGAAATTCGAGAATATATGGAAGCAACAACTTTAACGGAGGAACTCGATGCTATCCTTGATCTTGTTTATTTTGCTATTGGGACTGCTTATCGTCATGGATTTAGTTTTTATGATGGGTGGAAAGAAGTCCACCGGTCAAATATGTCCAAAATACGAGCTACTAAAAGAGAAGATTCAAAGAGAGAGTTTGAACTGGATGTCATAAAACCTGAAGGTTGGGAACCTCCTAACTTAAAAGAAGCAGTAGAAAATGAAGAAAAAGTAGAATTGAAATCTCATTGGAAAGGATATTATGCCACGAAACGTCAAAACCTCACAGATAAACGAACAGAAGAAATCATCAAAGCAGGAGGCAAGTTGCCCACAGCGGAAGGCTAAAATAGTAGAAGAAGAAAGAGGAAATCAATACGGACACATTTGGCTATCTCATAAACATATAGGAGAACAGTTTAGAGTAATACTATCTACTTATTATGACGTAGAATTACCTGCTATTCCTCCTCATGTTTGTTCTGCTATGTTACTTGGCCTTAAGTTAATAAGATGTGTAAACCCAGCGGGTAAATTCCAATTGGATGACTTTGTTGATATGCAGAATTATATGGATTTTACAAGAAGAATGGATCCAACTAATCCGGAGGCTATCAATGAGGATATTGGAAGAAAACACTGCGAATAATGCTTGGGGAGATGCTTTAGGATCCGTTGTTCATGAAGGTGTTGAGGTTACTTCCAGGGGTATGCTCACTAAAGAGTTAATAAACAACACTCTAGTTGTTGACATGAGTTATCCAGAGGTTAACTTACCTGAAAGAAAATTAAATATAAAGTTTCGTGCTGCTGAAGCAGCATGGATTCTTTCAGGAGATAATAGAGTAGATACTATTTCTAAATATTGTAAAGCATATAGGACTTTTAGTGACAATTCCGTTTTCATGGCAGGTGCATATGGCCCTCCGGTAGTTGATCAACTATCTTATATAGCGAGGGCTCTTGGTGAGGATATGTATACGCGACGAGCAGTTCTTACTATATGGCGTCCTAGACCATATCCTTCTAAAGATATACCATGCACAGTTTCTTTACAATGGTTAATTAGAGATGACAAACTTCATTGTATTGCTAATATGAGAGCAAATGATATTTGGCTAGGAACTCCTTATGATATTTTTACTTTTTCAATGATAAGTCAATATATTATCGCGGAATTTAAACGAAGTATTAATGAGGATATGGTTCCAGGGTTATTGTATCTTAATGCTGCTAGTTTACATTTATACGAAAAAGATTGGAAAATAGCTAAAGAAGCCTATACAGAATCAGATTCCACATTAGTCGTTGATAGTTTATGGAAAGGAAATGATGTCGACTTTAATAACGGAAGAGAATTTATCGAATTCCTTTGGGAGCAGGCCAACAGCTGATGAGTATTTCATGGCAATGGCTATGTTGGTCGCAACAAGAAGCACGTGTAGTAGAAGACAAGTCGGGTGTGTGTTAACAGATAATAATAACAACATCTTAGCGACTGGATATAATGGAGTAGTAAGAGGACATCCTCATTGTAACGAAGGACACCCGTGTCCAGGAGCTTATTCTGAGAGCGGAAAGGATCTAGACTTATGTTATGCCATACATGCGGAACAAAATGCACTAATCCAGTGCAAAAACTTGACGAAGGTATACGCGTGTTTCTGTACTACTGCACCATGTGTGATGTGCACAAAATTATTTTTAAATACGACCTTAACAAGGATGATTTATGTAGAGTCGTATCCACAGTCAAGTATTTCAAAAAATATTTCGAAGAAGACAACAACCAGTGGGAATTTGGATTGGTTGCAGATCCCGAAAGAAAGGATGACGAATGTCTTTAACAGAGCCATTATGGCCACCAGATAGTGATTGGAAACCACCTGAAGAGTTTCCACGTTTATCAGGTATAAAACAAATAGGGCTTGATTGTGAAACAAAAGATCCTAAATTATTACAAATAGGCCCAGGTTCTATTAGAAAAGATGGTTATGTTGTAGGAGTATCTATTGCCACCGATGATCAATCGTGGTATTTTCCAATAGCCCATGAAGGAGGAGGAAACCTTGATAGAGATAAAGTTATCAGATGGCTCAACGAAGTGTTGGGAGATAGAAATATCTCCAAAATCGGTGCTAATCTCCAGTATGATCTCGAATGGTTACGGTCGGATTTACAGTGTACCGTTCAAGGTCCACTCTACGATATTCAGTTGGCTGAACCTCTTTTGGATGAAGATCGAAGGGGTGGATATTCGTTGGAAAACCTTAGTCGCTGGTACCTTAAGGAGGGCAAAGAGGAGGGAAAACTTAAACAAGCTGCTGAAGCCTACGGTATAGATGCGAAAAGTGATTTATGGAGACTTCATTCAAAACACGTAGGTCCTTATGCAGAAATGGATGCTCAATTACCAGTACACATTTTTACTCAACAAAGTATTCGTTTAAAGCAGCATAATTTATGGGATATCTTTGAACTTGAGTCTAATTTAATACCAGTAGTATTAGACATGAGGTTTCTTGGAGTACGAGTAGATATAGAGAGAGCATACGACTTGAGTAAACAAATGCTGGTAGAAGAAACAAAACTGTTACACTTAGTAAAAAAACTCGCTGGTTTTGAATTTAATCCATGGTCATCTCAAAGTATAGCAAAAGCATTTGACCAATTAGATATTGATTATCCTTTGACAGAAAAAGGAAATCCTTCTATCACACGTGTTTGGTTAGATAACCATACAAATCCGTTATGTAAAACCCTAGTACAATATAGAACAACTAGTAAAATACGTAGAGACTTTGTTCAAGGAGTTATACTTGATCAAAATATAGATGGTCGCATACACGCTCAATTTCATCAGCTACGTAAAGATTTATATGGAACAAGATCAGGAAGATTTTCAAGTTCACATCCTAATTTACAACAGATTCCAGCAAGAGATCTTCATTATGGTCCTTTAATTAGATCTTTATTTATTCCTGATAAGAAATGCAAGTGGGGTAAATTTGACTACAGTCAACAAGAACCAAGGTTAACGGTTCATTATGGAGAATTATGTGGATTAACTGGGGCAGAAGCTGCCGGTGATATATACAGGAAAAGTCCTGATGCAGATTTCCATAAAATTGTAGCAGACATGACTGGATTGCCTCGCCGAGATGCAAAAACAATTAACTTTGGGCTTGCTTACGGCATGGGTAAAATAAGACTAGCTTCTGAACTTCAAAGTACTATAAGTCAAGCAGAACGTATGCTAGAAAAATACCATGAAAAAATGCCTTTTATCAGACAACTAGCCAATAAGTGTCACGATAAATCTATGACCCTTGGAGAAATCGTTACTATTTGCGGAAGAAAACGACGACTAGATAATAAATCACACCATAAAGCATTGAATTCGTTGATTCAAGGATCCGCTGCAGATATGACTAAAAAAGCGATGCTTGAGTGTCATAAAGAAGGATGGACCCCTCATTTACAAGTTCACGATGAACTTTGTTTTTCGTTAAATAATCCTAAAAACGAAGCTCCAAGGATAAAAGAAATAATGGAAACTACGGTCAAACTATCTATCCCAGTGTTGGTTGACTGTGATATTGGAAACAACTGGGCCTGTAAGGAGAATAGCTAACATGATTTTAAAAAATCCTAGAGGACGACCTTCCCATAGCTATCCTCCTAGGAAAGTAGAAGAAATCCTAAATTTGTTACGTATGGGCTTATCTTTAGCTGAAATCGGAAGAGAATACAATTGTTCGCGACAGTACATTTATCAACTTAAAAAAAGGTGGGCAAAATACACATGAAAGAATCCTCATTCGCGCGTCTTTTAAAAGAGAAACTAAGTCCAATAGGACATTGGACAAGGATTGAAAATGTAGCTGGTGTTGGAGTACCAGACGTTAACTGGTATCCTGGACAGGATATCTGGATGGAACTTAAGGTTACTAACACGCATAAAGT